GGTGGAGAAGTAAAGATCTTTGCTAAGAAGACATAATAACTAAAATGTTTCTGAGGGGGAACATTATTTTAACCAGAGAGTGTCCATCACTTGCAATTCAAGGTTCCCCCTCACCTACGAAGAGCAGATATGTGATGGACACTTACATTTATGAGGGGAAACCATGAGTAAAATTAAAAATATGATTGCTGAACAGTCTTCTATTTGGGTTGAGTACCCAGATATTGAAGGTTTTGAAGTTAATCTATCATACCTAACACGCGAAGATCTAATGAAGATCCGTAACGCATCACTTACCTTTAAATTTAACAAACGTACTCGCCAGCGTGAAGAAGAAATTGATAATGATCGCTTTCTTGAAAATTACGCAGAAAAAGCTATTATCGGGTGGAAAGGTCTTAAAGTCAAGCATATGCCTGCTTTGATGCCTGTTGACATTTCTGGAATGGACGCCAACGAAGATATCGAGTATAGTAATGATGATGCAATAGAGTTATTAAAAAATTCAACAGTGTTCGACCAGTTTATTACTGACACTATGAATGATTTTGAACAGTTCTCAAAGAAAAAAGCTGAGACAAACGCAAAAAACTAAGAGACTACCTCCAAACAAGCTTACATGGCGGTGGAATATCTGTAGAACAGTATTTTACTATATGTGAGCAAATGGGGGTAGAACCTAAAGAAGAGGATATACCAAAAGATCCTTCTACTTTTTCTCTTGAAGCTCAACAAGCTTTGCAACTGTTAAATGCATTACCCGATAAGTGGGAAGGCATGAACGGTATTTGGTTAGGCAAAGATTATACTGGACTATTTGATATAATGGATTTATATCACATTACTGCTAGAAAAGATGTCTTTGAATTACTTAAAGTATGCGAAGAAGAGCTTGGTAAGTTTTACGCACAAAAACGAAAAGAGCAAGAGCAGCTTGCGAAAGCAAAGAGAGGAAGATAATTGGCAACAGTAGCTGAGGTAAGAATTAAAGCGTCTGGAGGCGCAGCTGCCGCTAAACAACTTGATCAAGTCGGCAAGTCTACAGATGTTCTTACAAGAAATCAAACTCGTTTAGGACAAGCCTCTGCTTCAGCTGGTAGACAATTTTCTGCTCAAGCTAATGGTTTAGGTGGCCTAGTTGGTGCTTATGCCGGTGCAGCTGCTAATGTTTTCGCTATCACAGCTGCTTTCTTTGCTTTAAGACGAGCGGCTGAATTTGAACAAATTATTTCTGGTACTAATGCCCTAGCAGCTACTATTGGTGCTAACGGTACAGCTCTTGTACAATCTGTACAAGAAATTACTAAATCACAACTATCCTTACTTGATACAGTCCAACAGGTTAACCTTGCTTTGGTTTCTGGATTCAACACCTCACAAATCGAAGAACTGTCTGACGTTTCTCTGAGAGCTTCTAAAGCTCTTGGTAGAAACTTAGGAGATGCTTTTACTCGTATTGTAAGAGGTGCTGCTAAACTAGAACCTGAACTACTTGATGAACTTGGTATCTTCACTCGTATTGATCCTGCAGTTAGAAAATATGCAGACTCAATTGGTGTGTCTGTATCTTCTCTTACTAACTTTGAACGCAGACAAGCTTTTGTTAATGCTGTTATTGAAGAAGGTACTACTAAATATAGAGATGTTGATACTACAACTAAAACAGCTGCTGAATCTTTACAAGCACTAGCTGCTGCAGTGGTTGACACTGGATTAAAGTTTGGTGCGGCATTATCTAATTTTATTGCACCTTTTGCAGATTTTATTAGTGAAGATGCTAATAATACCATAGCATTATTTGGTGTTTTGGCACGAGTTGTGGGTTCAACTGCTATTGTTGCTTTAACTGCTGGGGTTGAAAAGGCTACTACCTCAATACAAGCTTTTGCTACCTCTACTGCTGCAAGTATTAATAGCTTATCTAGAGGTTTTACAGCAGCAAGTAAAGCGTCAGCAGAATTTGCTCAATCTACTGCAACCTTAACCCGTTTTGGTACAGCAGCAGAACAAACTATTAAGGCAAAAGCTAGAGCAACTCTTGATGATATTAAAAACAATCGTCTCAACACAAAAGCAGAAATAGAACTAGCTAAAGCTACCTTACAAGAAGCTGCTGCTGTAGAAACAGCCTTTAGAGCTAGATCTAAATCACTACCTAACAGAATAGCGGCTAGAAATGCTGCTAGGTCCTTAACTCAACAAATCCAGCTACTTACTGTTGCAGAAAGCCAAGCTACTGTTGCAGCAGGTATCTTATCTACTGGATTAAAAGGACTAGCCGCAGCAGCATCTGTAGCTGGTTTTGCTATTAGTAGAGTATTAGGATTTGTTACTACTCTAATTACGGTTGCTTCTTTATTGCAGTTATTCGGAGATGCAGTAGCACAATTCTTTGGATTTGAAGATTTAATCTCTGTATTTACTCCAGTTATTGAATTTTTTAATGATTTAATCGCAAAGCTTAATTTGGCTAAAGCTGGTATTGAAGGTTTTGCCTCTACTATAGATAAAGATTTAAGAGGAGCTGCAGCAACTTTTGGAGTAATAGGCAAGGAAGCTGATAAAGCTATTAAAACAGCTACTGACACTCTCCAAGGATATGCCAGGTTTCTTGCAGGAGACCGAAATCGCAGAGATTTAGCAAATCAATTTGAAAGATTAAAAAATGAAGCTAGTGCTGCAGGGGCTGTATTACGAACTCTTGTATCTGAAATTGAACAACTAGGTGCAGGTCTGTCAGGAGGAGTAGCTGGTTTAATAGGTATTGAAGTGCTTTCTTTTCAAAGCGGTATTGCGATACAAAAATTCATTGACCTAGTCAAGGCTTCTAATGATCTTAACAGTAGTTTAGGACTAGCTATAAATCAGACCGGTGGATTAGTAGTCAAAATTGGAGAGTTTGAAGCTACTTTAACTACAGTAGAAAATGGTGTAGTAAATTTTGTAAAAGGTTTTGAGACAGCTGGATCTATACTAGCGGCCTTTGCTCAAAGTGCTACTCAATTTGCTAAGGACTATGCAGCAGGACTGTTGACTGCAGAGAGAGCTGCAGCTGCAGTTGCAGCCCAGACAGGTATTATTGCTCAATTGCAAGCAGATGCTGATAAACAAAGACAATTAGGTAATATTGCTGAGGCAGAACGACTTGAAGAAGCAAAATTAGAACTTCAGATTGTACGTAATATTAATCAAGCTTATGCTCAACAGATCACAGCTCTAGAAAAAGTAGCAAAGCAGTTTGATAAGATTTATGGTAAAACTGGTGAAAAAATTAGCATCTTAGGCGAAGCTGGTCAGATAAAAGAAACAATAAATGGTATTGAGTTTGTTCTTACTAAGAGAGAACAGCTTGCACAACAAGCTACCCGACTTACTAATAGAATCAAAGAAGCTAATCAACTAGAACAGAGTGGTTCAGCTATACAAACAGATCTTATTAACAAAAGAAAAAAACAAATAGATGCAATCGCTTCAATTCAGAGACTACAGCAGTTAAGTTTAGGTGATGCTGATAAGGAAAGAGAGCTTGCTTTAGAGTTACAGCTAGCAAAGAACGCTCTAGCATCTACCGAAGAAAAGATTAATGCGCAAAACTCAGAACTAATTCCAAAACTTCAACAGCGTCAACGCGACGAAGAAGCTATCTTGTTAATTAAACAACAGCTATTAACTGTAATTGAAAAAGAGGTAAACGCTCTTGAAAGACAACAGAGGCAAGCGGTTATTAAACTTATTGAATTAAATAATACTCTTGCAAATGTTCAAGAAAAACGTCAACTCAATGCTTTAAAAGCACAGCTAAAGATTGTTGAAAGAATTAACAAATTTAATCAAACTCTACTAAAATCCGCTGGTATTAGTACTGAGCAAGCAGAGCTTGCAGCAGCAGTTCAAGAAGGTCAATTAACTATTGGTCTAGCTAAGAGTGAAAGAGATGCCTCTATAGCAAGAGCACAACGTCAAGAAAAGCTTGAATTAGCAAAACTTGAGAACGATAAAAAGACTTTTGCAGCTAACTTCTCTATCCAAAAGACACAAATTGACGCAACAGTAAACTTAATTAGAGCTTTAAATCTTAATACTGATTCTAGCAATAGGCTATTAGCTCAAGCAGGTGGTCAGCCTGTTCCTCAAGGAGAACAAGGCAGACTTGTAGTAGATTTCTTAACTACTCTACCAGGAGATCTTGAAAAGCTTGGTAAAGATATTGAGACTCTTACTACCCAATCATTTGAGCTAAGAAAGCAACAGATTGCAGAGGAACTTAAACTTCGTACGGAAGCAGCTGGTCAAGCATTTAGCATAACAAAGCTTAATGAGACACTTGAGCTTGCTGAAAAACGCTTTGCTGCTAACTCGACTGTGAAACTGTTTAAAGCAGTTAATGAATCTTTCAGAAATGATCTTGCAAAAGGTGTTGATGATTTCTTCCAGTCTATTGCAGACGGTACTCTAACTCTTGATAGCTTTAAAGAAGGTTTTAAACAGTTCTTATTCGATACTTTTGAGAATATTCGTAAAGCAGTTTTACAAGAAACATTAATTAAACCGCTTCAAGATAAGGCAACTAATTTCTTAGCTGGTGCTTTTGGTCTTGATTCAATTAGAGAACAGTCAATTGAGTCTGCTATTGAAAGTGTAGCTGGCGGTAATGCGCTTAGAGTTATAAGTGTAGGTGAGCAGGCCATGGTAAATGCTTCTGTAGCACAAATTGAAGAAGAGTCTAAATCATTTGTTGATAACTTATCTAATGGCTTTTCAATGGTAAAAGAAAAGTCATTTGATTTCTTTAGCAATGTAGGTGAGCAGTTCAGTGCTCTTGGTAACACTGCGAAAGGTGTATTTGATGGAGTGCTTAAAAGCATAGGAGGAGAAGGCGGAATATTACAATCTATCGGAGGATTATTTGGCGGTGGAGGCGCAGGAGGTTCTGGTGGCGGATTCTTCTCTACCTTATTCTCCTCATTTGGTTTTGGTGCAAGTGCTTCTGGCGGTTTTGTTCCATCATCAGCTGTTCAAAGGCTAGCAGCTGGGGGCATGGCCCGTGACCGTGTTCCTACTTTATTAGAGCCTGGCGAGTTTGTAATGAAGCGTTCTTCGGCTAACTCAATTGGTGCTCCTGCTTTAAATCAAATGAACGCAACTGGTAAAGCTGGTGGCAATGTAGTAGTAAATATTCAGAATCAAGGCACACCACAAGATGCTACTGCATCTGGTCCAAGATTCGATGGAGAAAAATTCGTGATTGATATTGTAACAAGAGATCTAAGAAATAATGGTCCAATCCGTAAGTCACTGAGAAGCGGAGGTGCTGGTTAATGGCAACTTATCCTGATGACGCAATCGCCCCTGTAACTGCTTTTGGTGTAGTATCTGATGTTACTTATTCTTCAACTGGACCTGTTCGTACAGATTTTAACCTAGCAGCTTCCGCTACCCATCGTGGCGAGGTAGTAGCTTTTGTTGATGGTGTTTTACAGCAAACTTCTGGCTATGATCTCTCAAATACAGGGCAGACAGTGTCTTTTTTGACTGCTCCAAATGCATCAAACTTAACACTTAAAACAGTTTCCTTACCTACTCGTTTTAGGTTAACACGCTCATTTCCAGCTGTAAGAACTGTAGACTATTCTAATACATCAGCTACTGTAGTCGATTCTAACTCTTTTGTCATTAATGCTAATACTGAATCATTTGCTCTACCAGAAGGAGTAAACGTTTCAGCAACTTCAGACTTTATGGTCTTTTTATCAGGTGTTTTTCAAACTTCAGATGCCTACACTTATCCTTCTGCTGTATATGGATTTAATGGTATTGACATTGGTGATAACACTGCTGCCAAACTCATTTTGAATTTTAATGGAAACTTAACAGATGAAAGCCCGTCAGCTCATACAGTAACAGCTAATGGTGGATCAACTTTTTCAGATGGAGCCTTTAACTTTCAAGGAACTAACTTTTTAACTGTTCCTTCAAGCAGTGATTTTGATATCGATACTAGTGATTTTACCCATGATTTAGAATTTAGGCTAACAGTTGATGAGATAGGCAATGACCAAGCATTTTATTCTCGTTATGAAGATATAAGCAATTATTATATATTGAAATACACAGGCGCAAACTCAAATATTGGTTTTCTAGTAAATACGGCAGGAACTTTAACTGAAGTTTATGGCGGTAATGTTAATGCTCTTTCAAACTACCATGTAGCAGTTTCTTATGAGCGAAATGTTCAAAATCTTCGTTTATATGTAAATAATGTTATAGTTGATCATACAAACTTTACAGCAGCATCATCTCCTGCAGCTCCACTAGAACTTGGTAACGCAAATGCACTTGTATCTACTCTTGACGGTACTGTAAACTTCTACAGATTCGCAAAATCAGCTCGTTATCGTTCTGGAGGATTACAAGCTATTACTCCAACTTCTAACTATCAAGCTACAGTTATATCAGCAGCTCCTTTAGGTGCTGTAGATTCGGCAGATACTCTATCTATTCGTGTATTTGATTCAGAAGTAGTATCAGCTGACCGTTTTAATTCTATGGCCGATCGTAAACCTGATAAAGGTTTTACAGCTCAACGTACTTTTGATACCATTAAATTTGAATCTCAGGCTGGTTATGAAAAACGTCGTTTACGCTCTCGTCGTTCTAAAAGATCCTATGATCTATCGTACACTAATATAACTGGTATTGAAAAAACAGCCATTGAGAACTTCTATAATGCCAGAAGCGGAGAATTTGAGGCTTTTATATTTGACTTGACCCATATTAATGAAATTGGTACAATTACTACAAGATTTGACGGACCTCTTACAGTTAACCATGTTTTATCGACTGGTGACAACTTAACTCAAAACTTCTATACCGTATCCTTTAAACTACAAGAGACATATGACTAATGACAGCAAGAAATTATGATGTAGTAATTACTGTAGATAATGCTGCAGGATTTCAATCAACAAATGTTTTAATTGGTAACACCTCTGCTTCAACAGGGGTGATTGCTAATGTTGATACAACTCTTAACACTCTTAAAGTAAAGCTTTCAAATTCAATACTTGAATTTTCAAATCTTGAAGTAGTACACTCAAATGTAATCTCTATTTCTGGTACAGCTAATGGTGCTTTAAATACCACTTCTTTACCTTTCCAATCTAACACTTATGCAGGTAATACAACTACAGCTATTGCTACTATACAGTCTATAGCTCCTAGCGGTTTTATTGCTGAGAAGAATGCTTTTACTCAGAACCCTGTTGTTAGGCTCTATGAGATATATTATCCAGGAGAATGGTACCCTGCAACTGCAGCAGGCAATCCAAGTGGTGCGGGTGAAGGGCGTGCTTGGCCTACTAATTTTCCGATCCGTTTTGCTGATATTCGTGGAGATTTGATCTCTGACTTAAACTATAATGTTATACATCAAGGCGATTCATATATTCCTTTTCCTTCAGATATATCTAGCATTTCCCAATCAGGCGACGGTAAAATAAACGAATTAAGTTTAACTGTTTTTAACTTGGATAATATTATCTCAGCTATAGTTGAAGACCCTTTTCTTGTAGGTAATAATCAGTCTAATGCTTGTCAAGCTTATGTAAATGGTGAATTAGTTCACGGTATCGATCCACGTACTATTAATGCAGCTCCTTCAGCTTTCGGTGCAGCAGGTACTGAGGGTTTTGATACCTTGACACGGGCTAGAGCAAATGGTCTTGCTTATAGTGTTGATGTAGAGGGTATCTATGGCAAGGCTAATGCCTCATTTACACGAGAACAGACTTTAGCTATTGGTGGTGAATGGCAAGAAAATAAAATTGACTCAAGAGATCTTTTAGGTGCAGTAGTCACCATAAAATCAACTTTTGCAAACTTTTTAGATGTATGGCCTGAGTACAGTACTGCTCGTTTCTTAACTTCAAATGTAGTTGAAGTGTATAATGCTATGCCTTATCGTGTAGGTGATAATGTAAGAGGTGAGCTAGGAACAACTGAAGGGACTATTCAATCTATTGAAGAAAATCGTTTCTTATTCTTATCAAACCCTCTTGATTCAAATACTGCTGTTGGAGATGCGATATTTATTGTAAATTCTCAAGCGGATCCTGAATCTTATATTGAAGATGTCTTTAAGATAGATCAGCTTGAATCATTAAATGAGAGTGTGGCAACTTTTGGCCTGATCTCTTGGTTACAATATTTTAGAAATCAAGTCCCTAATAGAAAGTACTATAAGAATACTTGTCAATGGTCATATAAAGGTGATGAGTGTCAATACCCTGGACCAGGTGGTTTAGCTATTCCTAATACTACTCTTGTCTCTAACAACAATCCTATTGCTGCAAATAATCAAATAGCTGCTTCTGCGGCAGGTGATGTATGTGGTAAATCCTTACTGTCTTGTACTTTAAGAAATAACCAAGTTCACTTTGGAGGTTTCCCTGCAACAGGACGAACAGTCCCCAAACAATAATATTAAAGGTTGTATTCTACCTTGGATGCATTTATTCGGTTCTATAAGAGGCGAATACAAAATCTGCTGCTTTGCTGAATATGCACCTAATTCTCCAATATTAGGCACATATAAAGATTCTATTGATTCAGTGTGGAATGGAGATACTTTAAAAAAAATAAGGAAAGATTTTTTATTAGGTAATGAAATTCCTGCCTGTGAGCATGCGTGTTTTAATAAAGAAAAACTAGGTAGTCAAAGCCATAGACAGATAATGAATAAAAACTATGAACATCTTCAATATTTACAAGATGCTACAAATTCTGATGGTTCTATAGATAATTATCCTATCTATTTAGATGTTAGATTTGGAAATACTTGTAATTTTAGGTGTAGAATGTGCGGCCCACACTCCTCTACAAGCTGGTATAAAGAAATGCCTTCTGATCTTAAGTATCCTATTGATAAATATACCGATAATACAACTTTTTGGGAAAATATAGACATAATAGCTCCTAGTATTCGAGACGTGTATTTTGCTGGAGGTGAGCCTTTTGTTCAAGAAGGGCATTATAAATTGCTTGAATATTTAAATGAAAAAGGGTACGCTTCTAATATATCCTTAAGCTATAATACTAACTTAAGTTATAAAAAATTCAAAAAATATGACATTAAAACATTATGGAAAAACTTTAATAACATAAAACTATGGCCTAGTTGTGAAGGGTATGGAAATAGAGTTAATTATTCTAGAAAAGGTTTTTCGTGGTCTAAGTTTGAGGATAGTATAAATTACTACAAAGATTATGTTCAGACAATCAGCGCTGTGATAAGTATTTATAGCATATCAACAATGCCAGAATTATTGCTTTGGGCAAAAAATATTAACCTTAATGTTCATGGAACAACTTTAATTGACCCTTCATATATGTCAATAACTTGTTTACCTAAAGAATCAAAACGTGAAATCAATCTTAAGTTTAAAAAATTTCTTATGTCTAATTATCAACTCTTTACTTTACAAGAGTTAGATATGATTAAATCATGGCTTTCTTATATGAATTCAAAAGATAACTCTCATCTCTTAAAAGACTTTAAAAAATTTAACGATAAATATGACCTAACTAGAAATGAAAGTTTTGAATCTACTTTTCCAGAGTACGCGGCATGGTACAAAAATATTTAAGTCTTAATCATGAATATGGTAAAGTAGATTGTATCGAGCTTATCAGACAGTTCTATAAAGAAGAGTTAAATATAGCTTTTAACTTACCAACATACCCTAAATCAAGAGAGTGGCTTAAGCATTTTTCTGCTGAAAGTGTTGATCGCTGGGCTTCTTCTTGGTTTACAAAAGTTGAATTGACAGACGCACAAAACTATGATGTAATGATATTTAAGTCTGAGAAATCAGAACTAATTATACATTTTGGTATGTATCTTATGCCATCAAAAATGCTACACGTTGAAGAAGGGGGCTTTTCGTGTATTCAAACTCTTTCCCAATATTGGATGGATAGACTACACGCAATTTATAGACACAATGACTTGGTATAATTCTTATACAGGTTTTCCTTACAAACATCTTGGTAATGATACGGAAACAGGGATTGATTGTTTTAATCTCTGTGCACTTGTTTTTAAACAAGAATTAGGAATAGATATCCCATATACTACAGCTGACTTTTGTAATATAGTTGATGAAGATTGGTATACAAAAACTCATGAGCGTTGGATGGATCGTGCAGCTTCAGAACAACATGGATGGGTAAAAGTTAAAGATCCAAAACCCTATGATGTGATTCTTATGAGTTTAGGTTCTACCCATGTTACTAATCACTGTGCACTTTATGTAGATAAAAATAAGATACTTCAAACAATGATTAATCATAAGAGTTGGATAGCTCCTTATGGAAAATACTATAAACAATATACAACTGGAATATTTAGATGGAAAGATTTGATGAACTAACTGAGGCAATGAATGCTCACGCTCTGCGAGACTATCCTCGTGAAGCCGTTGGGATTATTACTAATGATTTTAAATACATTCCTTGTAGTAATATATCTCCTGAACCAAAATTAACCTTTGTACTTGATCCAGCAGATTTAGTAAAACATGACGGAAATATATGGGGCATTTTTCATTCTCATCCAGGAGACGAAAACCCCATACCAAGTAAGGAAGATAAAGTAAGTGCTGCTTTCCAAGAATATAAATTTTTGGTAGGATTTAATAAGAAATTTTTTATCTATTGGCTTGACCAAAATCTAGACGCTCTTATCTTTGATAAGTTTGAGGAAAAACATCTTGCAGGCAACAGTTAAAGTTCATTCATCTTTACATAAGTATTTTGACTATACAGAGTTACGTGCTGACTTTAACACGTACTATGACTTAATTCCTTATCTTAGTGCTATGCATCCGCGTTTTAAACATTACATGAATATGGTAAAATGGGGTGAAACTAATGAAGGCTTTACTTTTTTAGATAAAGATCTTAATCTTGTTACTGAAGAAGATCTGCATATTAAACGTATTCATGAAGGGGATACTATTTATTTAACACCTGTAATTGCAGGAGGTGGCGGTAAGAATGGCGGATTATTAGCCGCTGCTCTAGTTGTTGGTTTAGCTGTTGCTTTTCCCCCAGCTGCTGCTGGTTTAACTGGCACAGTTGGCACAGGTACCTCGTTAGTAGGTGGAGCTCTCGGTTCTGCACCTTCTGTAGTTGCTCCAATAACTACTGGTGGCGGTGGCGGGTTGTTAGCTTCTTTTTCTGCTATGCCTGGCTTTGCTCAATCACTATTTATGAACGTAGGTTTATCATTAATTTCTTCACTCTTTGCTAAGAAGAAAAAACCAACGGATACAGATACTTCCACTAGACAAGGAGGCGCTTTCGGCTCTTTGACTAATTCAACTCAATCAGGTACTCCTATTGCACTTCATTATGGACAAGTGCGCGTTGCAGGCCAAATGTTAAGCGGTTATATTGATTCTGATGATCATGGTAAAAATGATGTTGTCAGAGTAGAGGATAAATTCTAATGGCAAGAAACTTCACAAAATACCAACATCAATTTGTACCTGTTATTGGAGGTTCTAAAGGAGGTAAAGGCGGAGGCGGAGGTGCGTCTGAAGATCCTAACTCTTTATTCTCGACTGATATCGTATTTATTACAAATGGTTTAGGTGAAGGACCTGTATATAGAATCAATCCAAACGGTCCTCAAGATATTGAGATTCAAGACAACACTATTGATGATTTGATCGACTTTGCTACCAATACTACTGATGGCGAAAAATTTATCACTCTATCTTCAACAGGTACTACTACACAAGATCGCCTTGATGTGTTTGGTGAGTCTATTGTTACTCCTCAAAACTTTGCTTCACCTGTATCTCTTAAAAAAGGTAACCTAGCAGGTGTTCCAGCAGTAAAAGTTTCTGACCAAGAAACTTCTGCTCAAGCTTGGGATGCTATTAAGTTTAACTTTGCTCTTAATGGACTACAGAAGATTGAGCCAGATGGTGATGTCAAGATTCATACAGTTTCAATTAAGATCACTCTAAAGAATAAAGTTTTAACTGGTAACCCTTTTAATGATGATATAACAACTGTCTCTAAAACTATAACAGGTAAAACTAATACTACTTTTAAGTTTAGTGTAAAAGTAAATGTTCCACCAGCTTCAAGAAATGATGCAGGCTACCGTTTTACTATTGAGAAGACTTCTAATGACTCTGATTCTTCGGGTACCTCAGACAATATTCAGGCTACAGGTTGGTTTGAGATTGAAAATGCTGCACAAGCCTATCCTCGTACAGCTGTGATAGGTTATGCTCTAAAAGCTGTTGATGAACATCAAAATGGTATCCCTAACTTTACTTCTCTAGTTAAAGGGCTTATTGTAAAAGTTCCATCAAACTATAATCAACCTATACTTACTAATGGGGAGATTGATTGGAGAGAAGTAGAGGTACCTGCTACTGGAAGTCCAAGTATAGCACAGGGCTACTCATTACAATCTTCAGGAGCTGGTACTAAGCTAACAGCTACAGATCCCCAAATATATATTGGTTCATGGGACGGTACTTTTGTATACTCTTGGACACAAAACCCTGTTTGGATAATTTATGACATTCTAACTAATAATACTTACGGATTAGGAGTTCCAGAAGAGTATATAGATAAATATAAATTTTATCAAGTAGCACAGTACTGTGATGCTTGTGATGCTGTCACCGGTAAGTTTATAGGAGTAGATGCCTTATCTGATGGATCTTTTAGACATAAACCTAGGGGGTTTTACGCAACTACACGAGAAAACCAAATAGGTCTTCCGTCAGGCACTGCTATTAAACAACGTAGATTTACTCTTGACATTAGCATCGCTGATGAAGGTCAAGCAATGGATATCTTAAATGAGATTACTTCTTCTTTTAGAGCAGCCTTAGTCTATTCTTTAGGCAAGCTAACTCTCGCCGTTGATATGCCTGATGAATATCCTGTAGCAGTATTTAATGAAACAAATATTAAACAAGGTTCTTTAACAATCACAGGTATTAAAGAAAGTGATGTTATATCTGGTGTAGACGTATCGTATATAGAACCAACAAACCACTATAAACGTGAAACAGTTAGAGTAGATACTTCTGATGCGAATGATGGTATAGAAAAGAATATTATCCGTAATATCACGTCTCTTGACTTGAAAGGTGTTACTCGTAGAAGCCAAGCTCTTCGTTTTGCTCAATATCAGATCGCTTCTTCTAAATATCAGAGAAGATCTCTCTCATTTACTACTTCTACTGATGCTCTACAACTAGCTCCTGGTGATGTTATATCAGTAGCTCAACAGACCTCAGGAATTGCTTACGGATACAGTGGTAAGATACATGCTAATTCAGCTATTGGTGCGAGCTCTAATACAAATGTATTTTTAGAACACTTTACATCCCCTTCTTTGTCTAATTCTATTTTTACTGCTAATTCAGGTCCTCTTGCTCTTAGAGTTATTAAGATGAAAGATGATAGAGTAGATTTATATCTAGTAAGTAATACTGCTTTCAATCTTTCAGCGACAGATAATGTATCAACAGGTGTAGATTTAGCTGAAATCAATTTAATTTCTAAGTTTAATAAACAAACTAGACAGTTTCAAGGAATATCAACTTTTGATCAAACTATCGCTCCTGAAAAAGGAGATCTGTGGTCTTTTGGAGAAATAGAAAACCCAAATAACTATTATACCAGTAAAGCAGGTAAACTATTTAAAATTACAGGCATAGATCGTCAACCAAAAGAAGAGGAAGTTACAATCTCTGCTATTGAGTATATTTCTAATGTCTATGTAGATTCTGATACCTTTATTGATTATACTCCTACTGCTTATACAGATATTGTATCACCACTATCTGTACCTCCAGCACCTTATTTTACCTTTTCTGCTCAACCAAGACGTAGGCTAGACGGTACAGTTGCGGTAGATGGTGTTTTAGATTTCAGAAATGAGCTATTAGGTTATAATCAGGATCTCAGAACAGAGTACTTTATTTCTCGTCCTGACGGTTCTTCTCTTGTTAATAATGTTTATGCTGGATCATTAAACGTTATTGTAAGTGATCAAAACGTATTAACTGCTGGGTCTACAGCAACTCTAACTGGTAAAAATGGTTTTCAATCAACTATCGGAGAAATAAGACTTTTAGCTAATGCCTTTACTACAGTAGACACAGGAGGCGGAACTCTAGATGGTAACGTAGAATTAACTCTCGAAGGTTTAAACGTAGCTTTTGATGAAAACTTTTTTAAGCATGTATTAGAAGTAAACGATGGTGGAGTTTTTGCTAATCTTAAGGGTAGTGATACTATCTCAATACCTGTAAAAGATAAAACTGCTCCTCAAGGATTATTAAATTTTGTAGGATTTGCTTCTGATATTTCTGCATTAAGCGTTAATGTAGTAGGATTTGATAAGTCTCTAAATACTTTAAAATTTGAGAATACATTAACTAATGGATTAAATCTTGTAGACTTATTACCTCCAGCTCCTTTCTATATTACTTTAAATCAGTTATTAGATGCACGTTATTTTAGTAATAATAGCTTCTATGTTAGTGGCTCAGAGTTTACATATGAAACAGAAGGCAACTTAGCAACTTCAGGATCTACTACTATACCTCTTGAAATTACCCCTCGTTCAGCAGATTTTGTTAGATTGTATATTGATGGAGTTTTAAAATCAACAGGACAATACACTGTTAATCTTAATAAATCTCTATCTATAGATGCTAATATTATCTACACTCTTCAATCTGGAGACGTTCTGTATAGAGCTGAAGTAGATCACTATACTGTTCCTGCTATTGAGATTGGTGACAATGTTCAAACATCCTTTAATAATACATTTTCAGTCATTAATACTTCTTTTGACCCAGAAAGTGCTACCTATAACGCAGCATTAACAGCTAATACTATTTATCGTGTAGAATTGGGCACTACCCCAACAGCAAATTTGACTGGTTTCTCTTTTGTTAATATTGAATCAGACCCTGTAGGTAGTATAGCAAATGTAAGTGGTAATGCCTGTACTTTAGACTATAATGAGACTACCTATCCTTCAACTTTTAACCTTGGCAACAATAGAATCTACAACCTAACTGTCGGTGGAGAATTTGAAAAATTCTTTGTAGGACAAGACCAGGTTATTAGAGATCTACCAGTTGGAACTACCTCAATCAAAGCTAGAAATAAAAGCGTATTAGGTAGATTTAGTCCTTTTACTACTAAATCAGTTACTGTAGCTACCATTCCTATCCAACGTGTAACAGGTCTTGCCGTCACTGAATCTTTATATCGTGAACAAACAGGCGGTGTCGCAGTTCGTGCAACTTGCTCTTTTGATCATATTACTGGACAAGAAGTGACAGATTATGAAATTTCTTACAGATTAGCTACTATTGATGATGTAGGTATCAATGATGGTGGTGCTGATCTAACCTCTTTCAATACTGTAAAAGTTCCCTCAACTGGTATTGATGATGACGGAAAAATTCGTTTTACCGTGCAAGGTATTAACCGTGGTACTTCTTCAGGTTTGAACTCTATTACTTTTAGAGTAACACCTCTTAATAAAACTATCAGAGGTAAGACAGCCACTATAACAAAAACTATTATTGGTAAAACAGCTACTCCTACAAATATCTTTAACTTTACTGGCGGTCAAAATACTGATCAGATTACTCTTTTATGGCAATATCCTCGTGCTGTTTCTGGAGATCTTCTTGATCTTGATTTAAAAGAAGTTGTAATCCGTCGTGCTCCTGGCGCTGTTGCAAATACTGTAGCAAACTTCGTAGCGTCTGATCCTCTTGTAACTGTATCAGCTGGTACCGCTCGTAAATCAATTCCAATTGATACTTTTGGAGAGTTTACTTATCTAGCTCGTGCTAGAGATACAAGTGGTAACTTTAGTGAAGATGTTCAAGCAATTACTTTTACAACTTCGCGTCCTGATCGCTCTACTGTTGTTGCAGCTTATAATGAAGACTCTCCTGGCACTGATTTTACTGTAATAACTAATACAAACCAAGGCGAATCTAACTTCCCATCATTTGCAGATTCTAACTCTGGAGGACTAGCATATGATTATACTTCTGCAGTAGACAATGCTAATGGTACTGCAGAAGGTTTTTCAGCTATTGGTGGTTCTCCTACAGATCTACTTGTAGAAGATGATGGTGTTTATGTCACACAGATTAGAGATTTTGGAGCAACGGTTACTGGTTCTATCTTTGTTGACATTGAAGCAACTCAAGAAATTAAAACTACCTATAACGATACGCACGAAGCATTGATTACTGGAGTTACAGAAGCGTCTCCTAACGGTAATGTGTTAGTAGATGTTGATTTTGGTGGGATAGGCCATGTTTTAGGTTTTGCAAATACCTCTCAACCTAATCAACGATATGACGCAAATAATAAAACTTGGATGACAGGCGGAGTATCAGGTAATGTATATGGTATATATAACCATGGTCAATATGTAGGTGATACAGCTAATGCTAATTCTTATGCATTGATTGCAGGTTTAATAAACGCCACAGCAATTGAGTTAGGTGCGTCTTATTATGCTAATGGCGATCCTACAGGTTCTAATGGTTTTTCTAATATTACTGTATCTGGTAATACCTATGAATTGGTTAACTTTACTCAGTTTGCGGATACTGGTTCCGGTGATACCTATGAAGGGTCCTTAGGAGCCATATCTGCACAAACCCTAATTAGAACTACAACAGCTGATAATTCTTCTCTTTACTATGCAAATGGTAACGTAGATACTTCTCAGTTTGTTGGTGCTAGTGTAAATGATGGTTTTACCACTTATCAAGCGGGTTCTCGTACTTTCCGTCAGTTCCAATTAAAATTTATCGTAAACAATTCAAAGCCTAATGAATTTGACTTTACAATTGATAAATTTAGGTATAGTATAGAAAAAGATACAGTCACATTTACTGACACCGTAACTTATGACGGTACACCAAAAACCGTTAGTCTTGCTACAGCAAACTTTTTGAACAGACCTGTAATTTCTTATGCAATTCTAGATCAAATAGATGCAGTAGCAAATCCTGCTATTGTTGTCACCACTTCAGCAAGTAATTTGCAAGTACAGTTCCAGTTAGTAGCAGCAGATGGTACAGGTGCTTATCAGGCAAATAGCACAGCAAATGTTATGGTAACAGCAGTAGGAGTATAAATGTCATTAGTAGATTCCAATACCTTTATTGAACCAACCGCAGGTACTTCACTAAATGCGGCTCGTGGTCAGTATAATAATTCATTAAGATCTCTTCTTACTAACTTTCGCTCATCTGGCGCTCCTACAACAGTTAATTTAACTGCTTCAGGAGCTAATATTGGTGAACAAGACGGTATGTTATATCGTCATGCCAATGCTAACGTTAATGCTCTTTATATTTCTGACTCTGGACAGGTAAAAGATGCTCCTGTAGGTGGTAATTTTACTCGTGTTGGTATAGGTAACAGAGTTGAAAATGGTATTGTAGCTCTAATGGCAAATGCTACTCATTACGAGATAGGCGAACTTGTTGCTACCGTATCAGCTGATGTAGGTTTAGCTTCCAATGCTCGTTTATATTTAAATAAATCTAACAATAATACACCAGCAGACTTCATTGATGTAGGTATACCTCCTACTAATGGCTCCGTAGTTAATACCATGATTGCAATTGGAGGAGTGACTACAGATAAAGTAAACTTTACTTTTCAAAACTTTACTTCTGCTCCTAATAATAGGCAAAATGCTCATCTAAAGATTGGCACAGCAGGAGCTGCTTCTAATACTTCAATCTTATTAGGTTCTCAAAATACCACTTCTAATGTGTCGATAGTAAAATTACATGGAGGAGTTGGTAAAGATGCAGGTATATCAATTTTTGATCAAGGAAATAAATACGCTCCTATATCAGCTAACATTGTATCTCAGTCAACTATTCAAGGAACTGACACAGCTGTCGCTCCTCTTATACCTGCAGGATCTGTTATAGCCTGGTCTGGGGCTAGTGTACCTTCAGGCTGGTTAAAATGTGACGGTACTGCTGTAAGTAGGACTACTTATGCAGCATTATTTGGTATTACAGGTACTGCTTTTGGTGTAGGTGATGGGTCTACTACTTTTAATTTACCTGATTTAAAGGATAGAGTTATTTTAGGAGATGGGAATAATAATATCAGAGGTCAACAATTAGGCTCTTTTTCAAGTACTTCTAAAATAACTACAGATTCTGGTTCAGCATCACTAAGTGTTGCTTCTATAGTGGTATCTGTTGGAGCTAAAGATGCTGGAGGTGTAACTGTTGTAAACGGAGTTAATTCAACAGGTCATACCCATACTGCAACAATTCCGAGCACTGTGCTACTGTATATAATTAAAACTTAAGAGGGAAAAAATGGAATACATAAAATTTAATATTGATGAAATGAATCAGCAACAAGTCTTCTGTGAGTACAGAGAGTTTAAAGATGGTGAAAAAGGTCCTATGATAACTAGAGCTTTTCCTTTAGATGTTTTAGGAGAACAAGAGCCTAAAATACTTGAAATGGTTTCTGGAGAAATTATTGGTGTCTACTATGAAAAACGTGGATCTATCCAAGTCAAAGAAACAAATTATCTTGAATACAATGACTCTATTGAAGATGAAGAAGTTGAATGGATTGAAGAGTTTGTTAAAAAAGTCTGCATACAGGAAGCATATGATGAACTTTTAAAACCACCTACAGTAGATCAACAGGTTGAAGATTTTATTAAAGAGTTTTTTGAGGATGAGGAAGAAGAGCCACTAGAGCAAAAAGACTTTCTCGCTGAGTTCTTTGCTGAATTAGAATCAGAGGACGAAAACGACTCTAAGGAGTAAAAATGGCACTAACTAGGATTACATCAGGAGTACTAGGATCTAATGCAGTTTCCGCTGAGAAACTTGCAAATGGATCTATCACGTCTAGAACTCTAGGCAATAATTCTATTGAGTTAAAGCATTTAGCTTCTTCAGCTAATTTTACAACTACTATTAACACTGTTAGTTCTAATGTTGATGGTTTACAGACAAATGTAAACTCAGTATCTGCAAATGTAGGTGCTATGATTACTAATACTAATATTGTTACTGCTAATGTTAGAAATGTAGCTGCAAATACTATTCAAAATAAAGCTAACATGGCTGTTATATCAGCTAATACTGTACAGACTAAAGCTAATATAAATGTATTACATGCTAATATTGTAGCGGCTGAATCAAATATTGGATTAATTCTTGACGGTACATCACCTTTTACAGGTGCTGTTACTATGCAAGATACTCTAACAGTTCAAGGCAACCTAGTTGTTGTTGGTGCTCAGGTTGACCTTGGTATCGGTTCAGCACAAATTGATGATGCTACACTACTTTTAGCTGCGAACACTCCTCCAGCACAAGGGCTTCCTACTGACTCAGGTATTCTAATTAATCGCGGTGCTAATGCAAACGTATTCTTTGGGTTCGCTCAATATGGAGATCATATTGACTTTATCTTTACAGACGCTCCTGCTGATAATACCCAGCACTTTGCTATCTCATATATTGATGTACACGCTAACTCTTTTGGTACTGATGCAACACATACCCCAGGATTTACTGGATTTCATCATGCAGACCATCCTGACACTGGTATGTATTTTATACCAACTGAAGATAAAATTTCTTTCTCAACAGGCGGCACAAACCAGGCAAATATTCTTTCATCAGGCAATATTGAATTAACTATTGGTAGTATAGAACAGATTGATGGTAACCGTATCGATCTTAAGAGAAACTCTAATATCATTCTTAATAGTACTGATTCTGTTAAGATTCTACTTGATGTAGACAATGACGATACAGCTAGTTTCTTAGGGATCTATAGTGATACCGCAGATGAAACAACTGCTGTAGATAGCGCTCTAGTCTCGATTCGTGATGACGGTAACGTGTTTATTGCACACGACATTAACGTTGTAGGTAATGCAAATGTAAATAGTGTTAATTTGTTATCTAATGACTTCGTAACTTACACCCGTCTTAACGCTAATATTAATGTTGTTTCACAAAACGTTGATTCTGGTGTTGGTCTTGTTAAAAAAGTAAATGCAGCAGTATCTACAGGATCTTCTAATGTGTTTTATGTAGCGACACCAACTGCGACCCAAATTCCTTCTGATATTGATAAAGTAAATGTATTTATTGATGGTATCAGACAAATACCAGATAATCCTGGCACTTCTAATAATGACTTTGTCTATAGTTCTGTGGATGCTTCTGTTACAATAACAGATGCTAGTTTACCAGCAGGCTTAAATGTTATAATTGACGCACTCTGCCCACGTCCGTAATGAGATCTATAAGACAACTATCTACTGAACTAACATTTAGATGTAACGCCCGTTGTCCTGCTTGCCACCGTCAAAAACCTTTATCTGTAAATTTAAATGATTCAAAGTACACAATCTCACTAGATCAGTTTAAGCAGCTATTTAACCCAGAATTATTGCAAGATCTTCAGTGGCTGATGTTTAATGGTAATTTTGGTGATTCTATAATGAATAAGCATTTTAGAGAAATTTTATCTTATGTTAAGTCACAAGGCACCAAAATTAAAATACATACTAATGGCGGTATTCATAATCATGACTACTGGACTGACGTAGGCAACATACTAACAAAAGATGATATAATAAATTTTGATTTAGATGGTTTATGGGATACTCATCATATTTATCGTATAAATACCGAGTTTGAAAAAGTTTTCTCTAATGCTAAGTCAGTGATTTCAACTAATCGACCCCAGGTACATTGGAAATATATTGTATTTGAGCATAATAAACACCAAGTTGAAGAAGCTAGACAATTAGCTGAAACCGCTGGTTTTACTACTTTTTCTACTGTTAAAACTTCTCGTGATGTATTTGCTCCTAAAACAGGAACTTTTGTTCATTCTAAAAAAACTCAAATCTATGAAAAGGCTGAAAGACAAATACACTGCGTATGGGATAATTGGGGTAAGTGGTATATCTCACCAGAAGGTTTAGTCTTTAGGTGTTGTTGGACTGGTGGCCACTACTATGATCAAGGCGAAAAACGTTTTTACTATCCTCCTAAATTTGAACGCATGTTTAACGGTTTTCATGTTCCCATCCAAAAAATAATAAGTTATGATTATTGGAGTAAGTTACAAACATATTTATCAGGATATGAGCGTTCTTTTTCACTTTGTAAGTCTCAGTGTGGTAAAATAGTTTCATCTATTGAGAAAACAGAAGAAAACTTAAAAACAGGTGAAAAGAACGTGTTAGAGTACAATACTCAGGAGAGCTAATGGCAGCACAAGTAGTTAAGAAAGTAGGAAAATTTAAATTTTTAAGATTCCCAAATAAGGGCATTCGTAGAAATAAGAAAATACAAAAACTTGCAACCTCTGGAAAATTAGGTTATCCTACTCTTGAAAGATTTATTAATAAAGAACGTTCGCTTGGGTATCCTATTAAATACTCTAAGCCTATTGGTTTTAAAAGGAAAAGAAAATGAGAAAAGATGGACATACAGATGTATCCTCTTCACGCAGAATGTGTAAGATGATTATAGAAGATGCAAATGATATTTTAGATGCTCTTCCTCGTGATATGGAAGCTCCTCTTCCTACTTGGTGGACTAATAAACTAGCAAAAGTATCAGCTTATATTAATGGAGCACGAGATTATTTAGTTTACTCTAATTCTCCAATGGAGGAGCCAAGAGAAGAACTAAATGAAGAAAATAAAGAAGTAGAATCAGATAACTCAGATCAAATTACTCAAGGTGAGTATACAACTAAGCATTTTGACATCTGTCCTTCTGCTCAAGAATTGTATAAAGATATTAATGATAAAACTGATATGGTTCATTTAGTAGTAGAATCTATGATGTTACATGATCTACTATTTAAGATTGAAAAACAAGCTATCGCTATGGATAACGCAGATGAAGACATGGTTGAAAAAGCTCAACATTATGCAGATATGATTATGGATCTTGCTGAAGAGATGGAACTTAAAGATGAACATTCTTATATTGAAGATGTTCATATGGCTAAGATCAAAGAACTTGCTGCAGATAACAACAATGATGATGAGGAAGAAGATGAAGATATGATTCCTCCCTCAGTTAGGATGATGAATGCCTCTTAAGCGTGGTAAGTCTCAAAAAACAATTTCAACTAATATTAAAGAGCTAATGAAAAAACCTTCAAAAGCTCGTGCTAAAGGCGTCCGGACTTTAGCCAAACGTATGGGTATATCGCGTGAAGAAGCCCAACGCAGACAGGCTGTTGCAATTGCATTAAGCTCTGCAGGGAAGAAACGTAAGAAATAAATTTTGACATATATGTAAAAGTTTGTGAAAATACAATCACAAATCTAATTAAAGGAGACCCTTATGGCAAACGTATATTATATCGGTGGAGCTGATGGAAATTTTGCTGACCTTAACAGCATTGATTCTGCTACTCTATCACAAGGTAATAATGTGTTCATGGTAAATCCAGGTTCATATACTGCTCCAACAGACTTTACTGGTACAGATGTATCATTCAAAGGCATTGGTGACCGTGATGATGTTATCATTCTTGGTAACTCAGCTGTTGGTTTCTCAATTGCTAACACCTACTCAGGTGCTATCAGCTTTGAAAACCTAACTATTCAAGGTCAAGACTCAGTAGCAACTGGTGATCCAGCTGGTTCAAACACTGCTATTACAAAATTAGGTGCATCAGCTGCTCCTATGAAATTCCGTAATGTTAAGTTCACAGGTGCTGTTCACGCAGCTAACTCACACGCTGAACTAGCATTCGCAACAACTACAAACCAAATTGAAATGCATTATTGTTTAGCAGAAGTTGACAAGGCTCTTGTTTCAAATGCTAACATTTTTGCTACATATTCAGTATTTGGTGCTAACGCTTATCATACAGCTGGTTCAGGCGGTGATCCTGCACTGACAGTTAAGACACTTCTTTGTGGTCCTAACACTGCTAACGTTGGTAATTCAACTGAGTCAATTGTTGCAACAATTGCTTAATCTTAAAAGGAGAATGAATCATGGCTATGATTTCTAAAACAGCAAAACAGCCGATGGAAGGTGCTGCTTCTGCAGAAACTCCTTTCGGTGTAGCTACAGGTGCTAAAAAAACAGCTGGCTCTAATGCTCCTGCTGGAGCAGCTTGGAGTGCTGATATGAAAGCTCCTAAGCATATGGGTAATTTCCGTACAGGAGATAACATTCCAGGTGCTCGTGGTGCAATCGACAAGAAGATCGCTGTAGCGTCAGAAGACGTAACCAAAGGCATGGGTGGTAAAGTCATCAAAGATATGAGATAATCTGATGGCTAGAACATCTTTTGGAAGCGGTATTGGAGAAGGAAAAGTAGCAACTATTGGAGATAATCGTTACGGTATGCGTGAAGAGTATGATCCAGAAGTAGCAAAAAAGACTAAAGAGTATTATCGTAAAGGTGATACTCTTACAATCAAAGAGGTTAAAAACCCACTTCTTCAGACTGTTAAAACAGTAAAAGGTTAATGAGTATAGTTCCTGAAGTTTTTATGCGTTCCATGCCTGACATAAAGCGTAAAAAGAAAAAGAGAACATTAATGAAAAAACGTAAAATATCTCTTAAAGAAATATATGGTACTAACTCGAAAAAGACCTAACTAAATTGATTAACCAAGTCTTATCGTAAGGCGCACAGATATTAATGTGCGCCTTACTTGTTTTTAAAACCTTTTCTATAATCTTTTTATGATCTACATCAACAGATACAAAAACTAGATCATCATGATCTAACCATGAATAGTCATAGTCTAAAGCATCTATCGTAACAATCTTAATACTATCCTTAGCTGGACTAGCCTCTATTAACTTTCTACTAATAGTAGCCCTCTTCTCATCTATTTCTAGCCCTATTTGATTAATATGAGAATACTGTTTATGAACATCAAACATGGAGTAGGGATACATACCACTACCAATCATAACTAAGTTTGAACACTTAGGAAACATATATCTTTGTTTTTTATCTCTTAAAGTTCTAACAATCCAAGCATTCTTTTCTGCTCGTTCATAAGCTAGACTTAACCCTCCTTCAGTAGCATAACTTTTAATTAAGTTAATTTCATTCTGAACAACTAGCTCTTTCCATTGTTTTTCTTCTTTTGCTATATCACTTAGAGTAAATTTTCTCGATGACATCAGCTGATCCTTTAACCCCGTTAAGATTAAACTCAAACGGTTCTGGTTTATTAGTGAGAGTTTCTTCTAAAACTTCTTTTAATCTATGTATCTCTTGTCTGTTTACTACTTTAAAATAGTTATAAGGCTCAAATGTGTAGGCTCTTACAAACTGTTCCATTTTTGAGCCGTCTTGTCTCGGTATTATAATTGACGGTATTTCACTTTGTAAGATTTCAACTGTAGCATTATATCCACCATAAGTAATATATGCAGCACAATTTGTAAGTTTAGTTCTGAGGTTAGGAACATAATTAACCATAGCTAAATTGCCTTTTTGTCTTTCCTCAGTTTTTAAGTATCTGTTTGCGACAGGCATCACAAAAATGTATTCAGAAAAGTGTTTAGCTATCTTACTAATTTCTTTAAAGAGCAAAACTCCTTCTTCTTTATTAAGACCTGTGCTTACATAAATATAGTTATTTTTTCTTTCATGCTTACGCTGTGAATTATCACAAACATATCCAGTATATTCTACCAGAGGTAGTATATCGTCTATTACTTGTTTTGAATTAGAATGATTCGTTCTATCACTTATTAAAGGTAATATGTTTGGATCACCGTGCACTAATACTTTTTCTGCGTAGTACTTACAAATTAAGTTTTGAGTATAATTAACCCAGTCTTGTAGTGATGTATCATGTGGTTCGTCCCAAGGAAAGTCTCTAATAGAGATAATAATTTTAATACCACGTTTTTTACATTCTTCAAAGTATCTTATATATTCATGAGCGAACTGTTGTCTACAAAAAGGAAAACCCTCACAGACCAAAACAGTTATGTCGTTTTTATCAAGTATCTCAATAAATCTTCCAATTCTAAAATTTATCATATCCTCTGACATAATAAATTGAAACATATTATTTACATCAGAAGGCTTATAGTCTTTTAGAAAAGATGTATGAGGAACAGAATAACTTAGAGGAGGCTCAAAAAGCTGATCTATTATTAATACATCATGCTTTTTGCCTACCTCCTCTGCAATAAACTTTATTCTTTGAGAGTGTCCAAGACCTCTGTAGTACTGAGTTAAAAAAGCAATCATTGCTCTCTTGGAGGTGCTAGATAGCTTTTACCCATTGGAAAGATTTTCATAATAGCTTCTGCACAAGCTCTAGCTATTTCAATATGTTCTTTTTGAGTACCATTCTTTTCCCTTAAGTCAATATAATGAATCCAAGAACGAAGAGTTCCGTTAACATAGAGTCTTGATTCAGTCATACCTTCTGGTAATACTGCACGAGCTTGTTCCTTTGCAATACCTCTTTCAATTGCCCAGTTATAAGCTTTTACAGCTTGTAACCACACAAGATCTTGTTGTGCAGCCCAGCTTTGTTGTAAGCCTTCATCTTCAACTTCAACTGAGTTTTGCCTATTTTTATGATCCTGAAGTCTAGCTTCTCTAGTAACTCTTTTTAAACTATCAACAGGATTAGCATAACGTTGACTAAACTCTTGAAATGAAAATGACCTATGACGTAGTATTTGACGAGCTATATCACGAGTTGTAGTTATTTCCATACAAACTGATACCATTTCAAATGGAGACCAATGTTTCTCTCTAATAAGATATTTTAAAAGTTTCTCTGAAGTTTCAGAACTCATCTGATTGTCAGGATTCGATACTCTAGCACAATAGGCTATAATCTCCTGTATATCATTTCCTACAACTAAATTTTCAGGTGTTTGTGAGTAACTAATTATTCTAGCTTCCATTTATATAATCCTTTATATCGTTTCGTGAATATCCCACGCTTTCACGTTCTTTTTTAGATATTCCTCTGATTTTATTTTTAATTTTTTGAATATAAGATTTTCCAGTTTGAATTTTTGAATCAA